ACATCAACCGGGATTGCCCTCTTCACTGCCGTTGATCAGGCTGCTGCTTGGGCTGCATTGGGTGTCGCGCCTGCGGGCGTTGTTGATGGCGGGACGTTCTAATGCCTGACACCACCATGATTCTTCGCTCTGAGCCCGGCATCAAGCGTGACGGGACGAAGTTTGATGGCAATTTCTACACTGACGGGCAGTGGGTCAGGTTCCAACGCGGGCTTCCGAGAAAAGTTGGCGGGTTCCGTTCGATCAGCAAATATCTGTCTGAGATTTCTCGCGGGTTCAACAGCTTCACACAACAAAGCGTTCAATACTGCCATTCCGGTAGCAGGAGCTATTTGGAGCGCTTTACGATAGACGCCTCTGGAAACTGCTCAATCATCAGTGACAGAACGCCAGCCATAGCGGCGACGGGAACGGTTACGTTGACTGGCGGCGCCGCTGGGTCGGTTAACAGCATCACGGTAAACGGGGTGACGATCACTTCCGGCTCTGTTGCCTTTGCGACCAGCCTGTCTGTAACGGCAACAAATGTGGCCGCAAACATTAACGCCTACATTTCCACGCCAAATTACACGGCCATAGCAATTGGCGCGGTCATCACTATCACCGCTTCAAATGCTGGAACAGGCTCCAACGGTTTTGTCGTCGTTGCAAATACAACAACAATTACAACAACAAAGACAAACATGTCTGGCGGCGTGGATCTCTTGGTTGACTCAGAATACAACCAATGGATGTTCCAGAACGCCTATGACGCCTCGACGACTGCGAATTCGCTGATTGCACATGTCGCACCAAATTTGAGCTGCGTCTGCAATGACGAAGGAGGCCAGATCTTCTACGGCGATCTGCTTGGCACCGATCCTCTGGCGGAAATCACCATTCCGGCTGGCGCCAACGCCACGGGCGGCATTGTGATGATGTTCCCCTATCTCATGTATTACGGCACTGCCGGTGTCATTGGCTGGTCTGTTCCTGGCACCCCGTCTGACCTGTCTGGTTCAGGGTCAGGCATTGCCCGCGTGTGGGGCCAGAAGATCATCAAGGGTATGCCGCTGCGCGCTGGTTCTGGAACAGCTCCTGCGGGCATCTTCTGGGCTTACGATGCCGTCATTCGTGCCACCTTTACGGGTGGCGCCACTGTCTTTCAGTTCGATACCATCGCCACCGATACCTCGATCATGTCCGCCGATTCTGTGGTTGACTATGACGGCGTGTTTTTCTGGGCGGGCGTTGATCGTTTCTTGATGTTCAATGGCGTTGTGCGTGAAGTGCCAAACCAAATGAACCTGAACTGGTTCTTTGACAACATCAATGAAAGTCAGAGAAGCAAGGTCTTCACTTTCAAAGTTCCGCATTTTGGCGAGATCTGGTTTTGCTACCCTCGCGGGACAGCGACTGAATGCACACACGCGGTGATCTATAATGTCCGCGAGCAGAGCTGGTATGACACCGAGCTGCCGAACTATGGCCGTGCATCTGGCGGGTATAACAATGGTTTTGCGGCTCCGATTTTGACCGGCGTCACGCCCGTTGAAACGGGCATCCCCGTTGGGGAAGGCAACCAAGTTGGCTACAAGGTCTGGATCCATGAACGTGGCGTCGATGAAGTGGATGGGCAATTTGTCTATCCCATTGAGTCATATTTTGAGACCGCTGACCTTTCGAGCGTCGTTCAAGGCAAAAATAAGTATGTTCGGATCACGACGATTGAGCCGGATTTCATCCAAACTGGGCCGATGACGGTTCAAGTGACGGGCAGGGCAAACGCCAGGGCGCCAGAGGTTTACGGCACGGTTTTCACCTTCCCTGAGCAGGCTACGCTACCTTATGAGCAGATTGTGATGCTGAAGGAACAGCGCCGAGAACTTCGTGTTCGCTTCACCTCAAACGCTGTTAATGGTAATTATCAAATGGGCCAAATTATCGGGCACATTGATAGCGGCGACGGGACGGTGCTGGCATGAACTACATCAGGATCACACTTCCGACCGGGATGGATCTCGTTGATTGGGCTGATCAAATCGCCTTGGATCTTGATTCTTACGGCGCCTTTGGGCGTCTTCAGGATGAGTCCAAATGGCAGGATTGGGGCATGCAGTTTGTGAACAATGCATCCCTGAAAGAAAACATCCCGATCCCGTACAATTTTGACAACTGGCAAGATTGGGCGGATCGTTTCTGTCAGACGGTGGAGTGATGCGGTACATTGGCTTTGAAAGAGAAGAGGAGGCCGAATCTTGGGCGCGCCAGCGCATCCAGATTAAGGGCATGCCTGGCTTTTTCAGGGCCGCATCTGCGGTAGACAAGAACGATGAGTTCGTCTGCGTTGTCGTGATGACGAATTTCACGTCCCGCAATGTTGACCTAAGCATCGCAATTGATGCTAAAAAGATGCTGCCGAAAGGCACGATTTTGATGTTCAACGAGATTTTTGGGTTTGTTTTCGACAAGTTACAGGCTGACCGGGTGACGGGGCTTGTGCATGGCGAAAATGAGCAAGCCAAGAAGATCAATGAGCATTTTGGGTTTAAGCTGGAAGGTGTCATGCGCAAGGCCTTTGAGGGCGCTGACATGAGCATCTACGGCTTTTTGGCGGAAGAATACCACTCTCACCCTTGGCGTAGGGCACTATCATGAACAGAGAGCAAATCATCCAGCTTGCTCAGCAAGACCCCCGGTTTTCTCAGGCCGTCGATACAATGGAGGAGATGCTCCAGCAATCCCCCATTATGCCGGAGGATTTGGATGAGGCTGTCCAACTATTAGAGTTCGCCCTAACCAACCCTGACAAATACGAGGACATCCGTGCTGCGGCTATTCAGGATGGCTATATCAGCGAGGACCAGATCCCCCAGCAGTTTGACCCTGTCTTTATAGTGTCCCTACTGGTGGCCCTGTATGGCCTTCAGGACCGCCTTAGGGAGAGAGGGTATGCCCGTGGCGGCCTGGCGGTTGCTGGCCGTAGGCTGGCCGCGCAGGGCCGTGGCGGCGATAGCATGCTGGCGCACATCAACCCCCGCGAAGCTGAGATGCTTAAGCGGATGGGCGGCGCTGGAACGGTCAACCCCAACACCGGCCTGCGAGAGTACAAGAGCGCCGGTAAAATATTCGCCTCCATTCTGCCTGTTGCTTTGAGCTTTATTGCCCCCGGCATTGGCACGGCTATTGGTAGCGCCGTTAGTGGCGGTTTGGGGCTTGGTCTTGGCGCAGCAGGAAGTGCCGCACTGGGCGCGGGCATCATTGGTGCAGGTGCTGGCGCCTTGGGCGGTGGCGGTCTGAAGGGTGCTTTGATCGGCGGCCTCACAAGCGGCATCGGCAATTATGCCCTTGGGCCTGCTGGGCTTGGGTTGACTGGCGAAGGCGGCAAGCTTGGCAACTTGTTCGGGTCGGGGACGGAAGGTGCGGTTCCAGACACTGACATCAGCGGGTATACAGCGCCAACCAGTTCTGCATCATCTGGGTTAACGCCTGCTCCAGACGCTGCAAGTTATGCTGATTATCAGTCGCTTGTTGCTGAAGGGTCAGCGGCTCCTGGCCAAATGGGTCCGCCGCTTACTATGAATGCCGTCTCGCAGGCCCAAGGGGCTGACATCCCAATGCCAACCGCCCGCCCGACAGGTGACGCGCTTTCGGCAATTGGTGGCGATGCGCGAAACGCCTCCACGGGCGTCCTAGATGCTCTAAAATCCGGGATCAAAGACACCGGCATCGGCGGCTTGCTCAAATACGCTCCCTTGGCGCTGGCGGCTGGATCTTTGCTGACGCAGCCAAAGGCGGTGCAGCAGAGCGTGGCCGCGATGGATCCTGCAAAGCAGGAATATTTCAATCGCCCGTCTACATATTGGGATTGGGACAAGGTCCAAGCTGATGCCGATCGCAACAACATGTCCCTGACTGAGTATGTAAATCAGAATTGGGACAACCTGACTGGCGGCGATTACAACAAGCCGACTGGGCAACAGCCTGTAATGGCGGCCCGTGGTGGCCCGCTCAGTCAGGTGGCCTACCTTGCCAAGGGCTCGGGCTCGGGCCGCGATGACACCATAAACGCCAAGCTTTCTGACGGCGAATATGTTATAGACGCCGAAACGGTCGCTCTCTTGGGCGATGGTTCTAACGCTGAGGGCGCCCGCCAGCAGTGGTGGCGCCTGTGCCGCCCTGATATATCGGGATTGGATAGCTGAATGTTGTGGTGTCAGCGTCAATCAGATCAGTGCCGTTGCAGTAGTAAATTCCACGCTGATTGGTGCTTATGACCAGGCCAGTCCCAGCAGCCGTTTTAACCGTAAAGAGATAGGCGCCTGTGGTGGAGTTATCTATCCAATACTGCTGAACAGTGTTTGGGATGATGATATTTCGGTTGCCAGTCAACGCGCCCGTGAATTTGTAAACGACACGGTTCAGCTCAGAGCCAGAAAGGGTGTAGTTTCCAGTGCCAGGTACATTGATGACGGTGTAGTCAAAAACAAAAATCGCATCTTGGCCAAAGCCAAGCGTGTAGAACTCCGTCCCATCGCACACAATTACAGAGGAGTTGCCCGGCTCGTATGTCTTGCTTGCAAGGCCGTCAATGTTGACAGCGCCAGATGGGTCAACAACAACTTGCCCACCGCCCGCGTTTCTCAGGTACATGAACCAATTGTCGCCAACAGAGGCGGCTGATGGCAGGGTTAGCGTACCCGCGCCACTCCCATTCCAAACATACATTTTGGCGCGATCATTGACGCCAGCGGTATAGTCAGAATTGAACAGCGTGATCGGGACCGATTGGCTCAGAAGGGTGCCGACAGCCACGATGCCTGTTCCAGCCAAGGCCGAAGCATTGGCCTGCGACACCGATGCGCCATATTGCAGCGAATCCCAGGTTCCGCCTTCGGTCGTATTGTCTGTGAGGTAAATCTGCCAAACCGTTCCAGACTCAATAGAAACGATCTGAACGCCCAGCGCGTCCTTTACGATGAAAGTCTCAGCGCCTTTGTTGTTGAACAGAATGGTTTCGCCGACGCCAGCCTTCTGAGCGTCAGGCGTAAATATGCTCAAGTCACCGGGATCAGCCACAACATCAATGATGCGCGTGGCCAGATTCTGGCTTGTCGATGTTTCTTCCGGCCAGCTCAGAACAACATCTTCAGTCAGCTCAATCGCGCTGTAGCTGATCTCGGCTGGGTAGATGTTAGCGCCACCAAAAACTGACGTGTAGGTAGTCATCAGGCTTCGCTCCTATTAGCGGCGCGGTCAACAATGCGTCTCAAATCCTCATTGTTGATAGCAGACGAAGCACGGTCATATAGACCCTGCCAAGTCTGAATGCGCTCGTCATTTTTGAGGAAAGGCGTGGCCTCCATCAGCGCAGCGTACAAAAGCAGATCCGGCGCGTATTGCGTCAGCCAATTGGTCTGCAAATCATCGCCGAGAAGCGCAGGCTGCTGGTAGTACAGGATCTCAAGCGTCTGCGCCGTTGCGGGCGTAGGGGCTAGGATCCAGTGCTGATAATCGTAATCAGCGTAATAGAGGGGCGTCGATGTCTGGGCTTCGTCAGGCCAATATGAGCGGATGTATTCGTAGGACCGGGCGAAGATCGCCACGTTGTCGGCAGTCATCGAGATAGTATCGCGCCAGCGGTCAGGCTTCATATATACGGCCACGCCAGGCTGCAACGGGGTTGTGACAGGCTGGATAAAGCCCTCGATCTTCAGCTCTCGGGCAATACGGCGCTCGGCCAGCGTCACCAGGCGTGGGAGCTGCTCATAGACAATAGCGTCGCTTTCGACCGTGAAACCACGTTCAAGATAGCGCCGCAAATCGACGAGCAGGCTATCGTAGGTCATGGTGTAGCTCATAAATACCCTCTCAGTATTTTAGCAGCTGCTACAGCATGCGCCTGTGGTTTGGGGATTATAACCTTAAACGACCCGCCAAAGCAATCGCGTCAGCAATTCCAAGCTCGGAGGGACTTGTTGATGCGCGAATCTGGATCTCGCGCCGTTTCCTTGCTGGTCAGCTTCTTTTTCATGCCCTCCATCCTGGCACAGAAGCTGTCCTTGCGAGCGCCGCCCTTGGGCTGTGGCGCCTTGAGGCCAGGCTTGCCGGGGTTGTCCCTATTGTAGGATGCCCGCCCCTTGGCGTTCAGACCGCCATTAGGGTTCTTGCCTTCCTTGCGTTGCCAGGCGGGGGTCTGTGCCATCACTTTTTCTTTCTTGCTGCGGCCATGTTGTCAACGAGATTCGGGTAAGGGCGGCCCGCTTTTTTGGCGGCAGCCTTCGCGCCTGATTTCTGTTTCTTTGACAATGACTTAGGTTCGCCAAGGTCAGAAGGGCGGGTCTTGTCCCAGATAGGTTTCTTTGCCATCACGCCATGTCCGTTGCTTTGGCCTTCACGTCGTTGACGCGAATGGTCCAGCCCTTACCAAAAGTCTCGAAGGTTCCAAGGCCCTTGAGGAAGTCCATCCGCATGTTGCAGATCTCATCCACGACATCCTCGGCATCGCACTTCTTGATGGCTTCCATGGACCGTGGTCCGATGACCCCGTCAGCCGTGACGCCAGCAATCTGCTGGAGGTACTTTGCGGCCCGTCCAGTGCCCGAGTTCACGGCCAGATCATAGGCAGCATAGTCCACTCCAGAGGGTAACTCGTCGCCCCTGATCCGGTCCCAGTAGTTCTTCTTGTAGAAGGGCTTGACCATCTCGGGCGTCAGCGCCCGCATGTCCGCCTCGGTCACGTCGTGATCCAGATAGAGTTCCCAGTTGGTGCGCGTAACTCCCAAGTTGGTCATGCCTCCTGGGTCTTTTGGATTGTTTACGTAGCCACCTTCGTGCTTCAAGACCATGGCGAAGCAGGCGTCCCAGTTCTCTTTCATCTCACTTGTCCTTTGCAGCAAGTATGTCGTTTTTGGCTTTCGACCCCGCGCTGGAGCCATAGTAGAAATTAACCACGCCGGTCCATGCAGTTCCAAGAGCGCCAAGCATCATAAGCAATGCTTCGGTGCCTGTCTTTGGCATTCCATTGAGCAGCATCCAGATCAGGATGCCAAAAAAGCCCAGCGTGATAACGACAGCCAAAACCTTTGGCACCCAGTCCTTCGTGTCGCGCTGCATCTGCCTGGCGCTGTCTCGATCACCAGCGGCGATGCGCTCAAGGTCAATGTCGAGCGACTTCATCTGCACCTTGAAGTCGGCGTCGATCTTTTTGATGGCGGCGAGCTGGTCAGGCGTGGCAGACGCCATAGCCTCGGAAATCTGCTCCTCGGTGCCATTCTCATGCCCAAAGAGAGCAGCCGACAAAGTCTTGACAGCAACCCCCGCCAGCGGGCCTCCCAGCGCAGTG